CTTGAACAAGATTGTATGGAGGATAATTTGAATTGGATTCAAAGTTAAACAGACGATCAAGGTATTCGTCCATACCAATACTATTGCGAGTAATCTTATCCATCAATGCAGGAAGATCCGCAGCAGTGTAACGTGTAAGGTTAGTCATTATGGTAGCTCCTTTAAAAGCGAGTTTGTGTTTTGTGGACCCTTGCGGCATCCAATACTAATTATACACCAAGTAGAAAAAAAGGGAGTGTTGAACTCCCTACAAGATCATTCGGTTTCTTCAACAGGAGATCTTTTCTTACCAATATTATATTTCTGTTCTAAGATCCACTCACCTTTATCTCTGTGAGCAATTACTTTAATTTGATTCAAAGGAGCAATATCTTGAACCAGATCTTCGTTAACAATAGTGATTAATCCCCAATCACCAAGTAAACGAACAATTCTATTGCGGCGCTGAACATCGTTTACAGTAAGATTTGCATACTTGCCATCAAGGGCAAATAATTCCTTAAAGTGAACAATATAATACTTACCTTGTTTATGTAAAATGTGACAACTTTGATAGAGTTTTTTCTCTTTTCTTGATGCCACTCCGATACGAGTCAAAGTTTCACGTACCTTTAGAAAATCGTCAGGTTCATTTAAAAGGACTTCTACCATCATATGAGGAGCCCAATTTACCTGAGGTTCAGTTGTTTGGTTTACCATTGTTTCCACCAGTTTCAAGTCGTTTTTTTATGAAGTCGATTTGTTGTTTGGATAAAATTTTCAAAGCTTGGGATGCTTTTTCATTACTATATCCATAGTATTGCTTAACGCATTCCAAATCTTTGATATTTTCTTTACGGATCCAGGGAGAAAATCTCTTCTTTTTCCTTAGACTATTTAGATAAAAGGAATATTGTAGATTTTTATCAAGATGGTGGTTCAAGTTCATTTCATTTGCAAACATGACACAATCAATATGTCCCGATAAACATCGATTAATAATATATGGGGGATAAGATTTAATATCCTCTGATAAATCTTCTTTTGTAAAATTGATTGAATTCAACCAGTCTTTCAGTTCCATTATTTAAATTTTGCAGTGACAGCAATTACTTTTGCATTAGGATTGCGAGCAAGAGCGACTTCTTTCGCTTCTTTATAATCTTTAGCAATGACGGTTTCGTAAAAAACCGTACCAGCAACATAGAGTTGGACTTCACATTTCATCGGATAATTTGAATTTCATCATCATCTGTCCAGAGTTCGACCTTAGTTCTGAATCTATTTTCTTCTTTCAATTTTTCATATCGTTTTGCTGCTTTCTTTTTCCACCATGAGATAATATTTTCCACATAAAACTTGTCCCAATTCGGACCACGAAGAAGTTCTTTCTGCTCACCAAGAATTACTTCTCTAACATTCGAATATCCATAGTCGGATATGTAAAATCTTTTCTTTTGAGTTAACGCAAATGCAGCGCCAATTACAGAATTAAATTCTTCAAGTTTTTGTTTATCCTGAAGTGAATTGCGAATAATAGAAATCATCTTTGTTTGGCGCTTCATCTTTTTGGATGAGGCTTTATTATCAGTTAATGGAGTATTATTGTTCAGTAGGGTAAATCTATCATGCAACTTATGAAACACCTCATCATGAAGAAGTGGAAGAAATTTACTTTCAGTTAATCCCTTATACCGCATAAAAGGTTTTAGACCATCATACTGAGATGCATCAGTTGTAGATCCGTAAAGTGATGTAGTCTCGAATAAAGCAATATCTTTCTCAAATACTTCATTCAAAGATTCTCTTGCAAGATGAGAGCAGCAAAGAAGAGCAAGAAGTTTACCACCAAGATAGTTGTATCCAAAAGGTTGTGATGGGACAATTACAAATCCCATGGCTGCATGTCTATTAAAAATAGTAAGATCTGGAGATTTCCCCAACCATTCGTTTCTTGGTTTCGAATTAATTGTAGGTGAACCAAAACGAATAAACCCAAGAACTTTTTTGGTATTTTTTTCAAATACCATCCAGCGCAGTTCACGTCCAGGAATATTTGATTCATTATTATGTGAAGAAACTGCTCTGAGAAGATTGACATAATGTTCTTGAGGAACAGCATTTTGGAATCTAGTGCCAACAAACTTAATATCAAAATCCATATCTTCTGGATGAACATCTTCATTGAAGAATTCATCGTGCAAAGAAACAAGAGAACTTGTAGATGCAATTACTTCTTTTTTTACAAATCTTAAATAGTCCTCAATGTTAGACATATGAGAAAAATATTCAATAAACTCATTCGCAGCCCAAACTGCATCACTTTCACTAATAATCATTTTTAATCATTGGGATACTAATACTTAATCGATCAGTCAGCGGTTCAAAATAATGAAACTGTAATGAAGGAATAAAAATAGAATTTCCTGGTTCAAGAATATACTGTTCCTTAACAGTTACATTTGCATCAGGAAATATTGCAGCAACATCAGAATATTCATTATAAATGGTAACTTTTGATTTGCCAATACACTGAACAATTAAGTTATCTGGATCATCTGCATGAATTGAAAAAGATTTACTGCCACTTTTTCCCATGTAAATGTGAGCATGAGCTTGAACATTATTATCAACCTCAACTTCTTCAATTAGTTGTCTAATTGCAGGAGTTACACAACTACCTTGGACAATAAAAGTATAACTTTCTTCCCAAAATTTTTTCAATATATTCATATTATATCTCTTTTCCCAAAGAGTTGAAATGATATAATTTTCCGAATCAATCTTTTCTCCAGTATTGGGATCAATCAATACCAAAACTTTTTCATGAACACAAGTTGTTTCTATAAAATACCAAACTTCTTCAAAAGTAACAATCATTTGAATTCACACTCCACCATTAACTCTGTTAAGCAAGCAAGAAGATTAATTTCCTGATCGGCAACAAATGCAATCTGATATTGGTATTTAGCTATAATCAAAACAGCAGCAGGAATAGAGCTAGGAACAAGAAACTCGTAAGATGAATCATAAATGCGGCGAAGCAAATCAGAAGAATCGTTGTCCAAATTATTGACCACCCATTTACGGACTTCGGGAAAATTTTTCTCTTTAAGATTCTTAATAAGTTCATTGACCGAAACATCAGAAAAGGATGCAAGAATTGCTGAATCTATTTTACCATTGGATGCGTATCTTTGGCACTCATTCAATACGCGACGCCAGTCGGGAAAGTGCTTATTGATCAGTTCAATCAGAACTTTCTGATCAAATTCTACACCTTCGGTTTGAAGGATTTCTTGAAGGCGGTTATAAAAACCTGCAGCAAGTTTGGCTTTGTCTTTTCCTTTGATTCCAAATTCAACGACTGCACATCGGGAGTGAAGTGGTTCGATGATTTTGTTTTTGTAGTTGCAGGTGAAGATGAATCTGCAATTTTTACTAAATTCCTCAATAGAAGCCCGTAAGAGGAGTTGAACATCCGAGGTTGTGTTATCTGCCTCATCAATGATGATGACTTTGTGTTTAGCAGTTGACGAAAGCGATACGGTCGAAGCGAAGTTCTTCGCATTGTTTCTGACAGTATCGAGGAATCTACCTTCGTCGGATCCATTGATGACATAAAAATCTACTCCCAATTCATTACAGAGTGCTTTTGCCACTGTGGTCTTACCAATACCAGGAGGACCAGCAAGAAGCATATTTGGAATTTCACCTTTATTTAGAAAGTCACTAAAGGTTTTCTTAATACTTTCTGGAAGAATACATTCCTCAATTGTTTTGGGTCGATACTTTTCAACCCAAATAAAATCACCGTTCATAATTAAAAAAAGAAAATTTCAATAAGCTTTGCTAGTTCTATGATAGCAAAGAAACTACGAATAGTCATCATGTCCCACATTCTCACTTTATAAAAATATGGAAATGATAAAAGGTTTCCAAACAAGCGGAAATAAATTCCTAGTTGCACACTATTAAAAAGAATTACTGCATATCCAAAAATAAAGAATGCATTACCAACGATTCGCAACCAACTTAATCTTGGATACTGTGGGTGTATAAATTTATCAGTTGAACTCATTTTAGATCCATTCAGGTTTACGTTCAGGCATACGGAGATAATTAGTTGCAACCCAAGGTTTAGATGCAATATACATCTTATAAGCAGTGAATGTATCAATGCTAGTATCATATTTCCACTCTTCAGGCATCGCTCTTGCGAATGGTGTTACTTTAGTAAGTTTACCTTTGGGAAACAAATAGTATGCCTCTACAAGCGCATTTTGACATG